AGCCCAAGAAGGCTATCCAGTACCTCAAAACAGCCAAGACCTTCTTGGAAAAGGCTGTAGCCGAGTTTACCGAGCAATTGCCACTCGAAGAAAAACTGAGACTGGTGCGAGAGGCCACTAGGAGAATAAATCATCAAGGGAGGGCGGGATAGTGCAAACATATAAAGTGCTCCACCTGTTCAGCGGTATAGGCGGTGCTGCCCTGGGGTTCCAGGAAGCCCGACAGGAATATAGGGGGATGCTGGGACAGTTTGAAACCCTGGCCGGGATAGACTGCGACCCGGAAGCTTGCGAGGACTTCGAGAACCTGACCGGAGCTCCAGCGGTGCAAATGGATCTCTTTAGTAGAAGCGATTATCAAGCATTTCACGGGCAGGAACCACCGGAAGGTTGGCAGGAAGTAACTCCGGTTGAAATACTCGAGTCTACCAACGGGGAGCATCCGGATCTTGAGCTTATAAAATCAGCTTTTGAAATACTAATCGGAGCATTCGCAGGATATTGTGGTTGTTACTTCATTAGCATGAAATTAGTTAAAAAGACACCTGAACAAGTACTCCAACTGTACTTTGAGAGGCTTGAGAAAAAGTTAACTCAAAAGCCATGACCAAAGCTATAAAAGGAGCGAGCAACATTGCGGATCAATGTTGGGGATGTAATTGAATACATCGCTCGGGTTCCTGTCCATGGTAATTTGACCGACCAGGTGCAAACTCGCCGGGGCAGAGTAATCCAGATCACTGACCGTTTTATAACCATCCAGGGAGATCGCTACCCGGAAACGATTCTGGTCAACGATATTCGATCGGGAAAAGCAAAGTTTTTAAGACTGGTTACCAGTGATGGGGAGGTGTACGAATTGAAACGCATTACCAGGTATTCTCATATCGATTGGGTAACCATTGCGGAACAAGCCCAAAGTTTAGTCAATGATAAGGAGATATCTCTTTATAAAGCAGCAACTCTTATCAGTAAAGATATAAAAGTGCCAGCAGGTACTGTATACAACCGCTTAAAAGCAGCGGGGCTTGCCCAGGATAGCCTTAAGGATCCTGAACCAGAAAATATTAACCCACAGGGAGGGGATTTAGTGGACAACAAGACCAATGACCAGGTAAATGCAGGAGTACATATGGATCCATCAACTACGCTCGATGAACTGAAAAAGAAATGGATCCAGGATGTGCTTGAGACAGCTCTGCCGACCGCAGATCAGATGACCATAATAAAGAGACTGGTTAGCCTCGAAGGAGTGGCATGACGACAGTTGGTCTAAGAAAGGAGAGGGAGAATGGCAGAAGGCAGATATACCAGGATCAAGTCCATATTTTGGAACGATGAAAAGGTCAAGCTGTGGAGTGATGATGCTAAACTGCTAGCATTATATCTACTCACTTCCCCTCACAATAATATTCTGGGGTGTCATGTACTCCCCAAGCTATATATAAGTGCTGATCTTGATTGGGATATCAAACGGTTAGATGAAGCGTTTAACCAACTGTTTAGCGATGGGTTTATAAAGTACGACGAGACTAATCGATTATTGCTAATCGTGAACTACTTAAAACATAACCCCATCGAAAATGGGAATCAGGCAAAAGCTGCTGAAAAGCAATTAGCGGAACTACCAAAAAGCCCACTCTTGCAAGATTTGAAACGGTTACTTAAACAGTTAAATAAACCGTTTATAGAACCGTTACTGAAACGGATACCGGAACCTGTAACTGTAACTGTAACTGTAACTGAAACTGTAAATAATACTTGCACGCCTATCGGGTGCGATTCTGATCAAAATGCCCCGGCTGAGAATCCATTGTTCAACGATGGGGGAGCGCAGCTGGCAAATGCAGAAGCTGGCAAAGGCACGAAGTCAGAATATAGCTTGGATTTTGAAGCGTTTTGGGAAGCATATCCCAGGCGCAAAGAAAAACAGGCCGCTTTTAGATGCTGGAAAGCCCGACTGCGGGAGGGCACACAGCCGCGGGTCATGATCGAGGCAGCTCGTCTGTATGCTGAAGAGTGCTGCCGGAAAAGCACCCAGGAAGACTTCATTAAGCTGGCCAAAACATTTTTAGGCCCGTCCAGGCCGTTTTTGGAATACTTTGAGTCAAATCGGAAGGTGGTGAGCATTAATGCAGGTGCAAGCTCTGGAGGGTTCAAACCCTATACGGGTTAAACGCAAATTACCATACGGTTATCAGCTGATCAGGGAGTTGGAGTGTTTCTGTGAAGTTTGCCAGGAAACATATTCCCAGATTGTATTTGAGGATCCATCCAGAATTGTTGGCCATTATAACACTCCATGCCGCTGCAAAACTAATTACCCCCAGGAGGATTATGTAACCAGGGACGATGGCTCAAAAATAAGGCGTGATATTGCCAGGCTGTTCAAAGGCTGTAATTTGCTGGAAGATGAAGCACATAAAAATATGCGGCTTGATAACTACATAGCAGACCATCCTACACAAAAAAAGGCACTCTCGTTTCTCTCTAAATTTAAGCCCGGGGACAAGGGAGTATGTTTATATGGTTTTGCCGGCCGTGGCAAGACTCACCTAGCGATAGGTGTTGCTCGAAAGTTAGAGTCTGAAGGTCAGATATGCCTAGCTTTGAAAAGCATTGATATGCTAAATCGCCTTAGAAAAACCTATCGCAGCAAAGATGATGCTGATGAAATAGAGGTTATCAATCTCCTTAAGAATGTGCCGGTGCTGGTTGTAGATGATATTGGCACAGAAAGCCCTACGGGTTGGGTACTTGAAAAACTTTATGAAATCATTGATTTCAGGAGCAACCGCCGTACCACCATATTTACAACCAATTTAGAAGGTGATGATTTCACAAAGAAATTGGGACCAGCGCTTGTTAGTAGAATTTATGGGGCTGGGTATAGATTGGAGGTTGACGGCCCCGATCGGCGTGTTCAGACTGATATCTGGTCTGAGCTAGGGACGGAGGTGGATATAGATGCCTCCCATTAAACCTAAAAAGCCGCGCCCAGTGGCCTATTGCTGGTTATATTACCATGAGATGTCAGTGAGGGATATACATAAAAACGGGTGCCGGGATCCGATTAAACAGAATCAGAATCCGGACGGGATTTGTAAGTGGCTGCAGATGTATGGTAAGCATGGAACCACCGCAACTGTACAGATCAGGTCAATAAAATGACAAATAGCTTTTCAAGGAGGGGAGGAAGCTAAGTGAGTCGAAAGAGAGAGAAGTGGTACCAGAAAACCGAAAGCATGCTGTATAACTATCCTTCGTTTGAAATTAGAATTCGAAGCCACCAGGCAATAATAGAAGATGCAAAAAACATGCTCAGTGCTGATAGGTTTAACTTTGCTGATACCCCATCCGGCATGGTAAGCGCTTACGGCTTGAAAGAAGGCAGCAGCTATTCCGTTTCCTCCCCGGTTGAAAAGGATGTTAATCACCTGATGATGAGGCAGACTGAACTTGAAACAAAATACCGGCGGAAGATAGAAAACCTGCAGCGGTGGAAAGAGATAGTTGAGACCAGTATAGACATTATGCTGGATCCTGATCAACAGCAGCTGGTTAACCTGGCCTACTTCAAAAGATTACCGTGGCAGCAGATATGCCAGCAGCTCGTGCTTGATAAAAATACTTACTTCAATGAACGTCGTAATATAGTTAAAGTTCTGGCCTGGTGCTTTGGGTACCTGGATGATGATGAAGCCCGTGAGGTCCTGGGCCTGTTCGCAGAGGAGGAGCTCTGGAAACGTAAAGCAACTAATCATTAGGAATAAAACGGGAATAGATAGGGAATAAAAAGGGAATAAGTAGGGAATCACAGCCTCCTATCTCCATATATACTATTATCATCAGATAGCCTCGGGTGACCGGGGCTTTTTGTTTTGGGGTGATGAGATGAATTTCGTTGAACCCATCAGGGATCCTGATAAGGTTGAAGATATAGCTGAGTATTTGAAGTTTAAGAACGAGCGAGATTACATTATGTGGATGATGGGTATTTATTCAGGTTTGCGCATCTCTGATATCTTAAAATTAAAGGTCCGGGATGTTAAAAATAAGCAGCATATAATACTGCGTGAAATGAAGACTGGGAAACAGAGAATTTTTGAAATTAACCCTATATTAAAGAAAGCTCTGGCTGAATACTGTGAGGATAAGGATCTTAATGATTATCTAATAAAATCCAGGCAGGGCTTTAATAAGCCCATAACCCGCTCCATGGCATATAAGATACTAAGAGATGCAGCTAAAAAATTCAATGTGGAATCGATGGGAACTCACACCATGCGGAAGACATTTGGGTATCACTTTTATATGCAGACAAAAGATGTCGTGACTTTGATGAAAATCTTTAATCACTCTGATCAATCGACCACACTTCGATATATAGGTATCGAGCAGCAGGCCATCAACGAGGCCATTAAAAAGTTCAAAATCTTCTAAGCTGAGTTATCCATATTTAGTTAGTGTGGAACTGTTTTTTTCATTGTTAATTAAATGGCTTAATATCTGGACTCAAACCAGGTCATATAGGTTACACACAATTATAAGATATGGATAACTCATATTAAGGGTAGAGAATAACAACGAGTGCCCACAAACCTAGATATAACGGGCTTTTTGCGGGTCCTTCCGAAGGGGAGGGGGCGGTGCGGGTGCTTCGAGCCCCGACGAATGACCCAGTTTGCAGAAAATTTCCTTTGCTTCCTGCTAATTAGGGTTAGGGTATGGGGGTATATTGGTGATTGGTACAACTAAGACATTAGCCGAAATATTGGGCATTTCAGAACGTCGGGTTAATCAGATTGCCAATGAAGGAATAGTGTTTAAACGAGAGGATGACGGGAAGTACAACATACCAGTCTGTGTAAGGAACTATTATAGAGATAAATATATGTCAGAGGGAAGTGACGAAGCTAAAAAATTGAAATGGGAGGCAGAGCTGAAAAAGCTGAAAGCTGAAGAAGCTGAATTCAAAAACGCCATCATCAAAGGAGAGTACATAAGCAAAGATGAGATTACCGCTGAACTGCAGCGGTTTTTTGTTGTTCTGAAACGCTCCATGCTGGGGTACAGCAGGAGAATTGCTGTAGAAGTCTCTCCGTACGTTGAACCGATGATCGCCCGAAGGATTGAAAAAATGGTACAGGAGCTGACTTTAGATGCCCTCGAACAAATCAGCATCGACGGTATCTACGAGCCGCCGAAAAAGAAAAAAGCCTCAGCAGCTACCTGATTGGCTTTCCAGGGCTCTGAAAATATTTAAGCCTCCCGAGAATCTGACTGTTTCAGAGTGGGCAGATAAATACCGCGTTCTTGATGCCAAGACATCAGCTGAGCCTGGTCCCTGGAGGACTATGCGCACTCCTTATCTGCAAGGGGTAATGGATGCCTTTCTGGATCCTGATATTGAGGAAATAGTATTTGTTAAATCGACTCAGGTTGGCGGCACCGAGACAATGAATAATATCATGGGCTACATTATTGCTCAGGATCCAAGCCCAACCTTGGTAGTGTATCCAACTTTAACACTCGCGGAGTTTACCAGTAAAAACCGGGTGCAGCCGATGATAAACCTGTGCCCGGTATTAAGGGAAAAATACCAGGATTATGACAGCAAAGTATTAGAGCTGCAATTTGATGGAATGTATATAATTCTTTCCGGAGCCAACTCACCGGCTTCCTTGTCGTCGCGACCTATAAGGTACCTGTTGATGGATGAGGTGGACAAGTTCCCGGTCTATTCCGGTAAGGAAGCTGACCCGCGCAGCCTGGCCAGGGAAAGAACCAAGACCTTTGCATTTAACAAAAAGATATTTCAGACCTCTACCCCCACCAGGAAATCAGGACCTATCTGGCAGGAATGGGAGAATGCTGATGACCAGCGGCGGTATTATGTTCCATGTCCCCACTGCGGCTATAGTCAAACCTTTAAATTCAAGCAGATAAAATGGCCGAAGACAGCCAAGAAACCTGAGGAAGTTCGTTACACTGCCTACTATGAGTGTGAACAATGCCAGGGAATAATCTCTGATGGACACAAACCAGGAATGCTGAAAGCTGGACAGTGGGTGTCGGAGAAGGGCCCTCACACCAGGGTTACAGCATTTCACATAAATGCTATTTACAGCCCCTGGGTCCGTTTTGGCGATGTAGCTGCTGAGTTTGTAAAGTCTAAAGATTCCCCGGAGCTTCTGATGAACTTCGTCAATTCATGGCTGGCGGAGCCCTGGGAGCAGACAGAGGTAAAAATGAATTCCGATATAGTCTTAGAAAGACAAAGTGAATATGAAGAAGGCATAGTCCCGGATGGGGCTATTTTAGTTACCGGTGGTGTTGATGTCCAGAAGAATTGTTTCTATTGGACCATAAGAGCCTGGGGAGTATCCATGACCAGCTGGAACATCGCTCATGGTGTAGCAGATACCTGGGATGATGTTGAAAGAATCATGAACCTTCCCTGGCAGGGCCAGCAGGGGAGGGTCTATCAAGTGAATCTATGCGCGATTGACTCCGGTGATCGCACTGATGAGGTCTATGAATTTGTGGCATACAATCAGGAATGGGCAGTGCCGGTCAAAGGCTCATCCAATCCTTTAACATCTCGATACCGGATCAGCACCATTGATAAGGTTGACAGCAAAGCTCATGGTCTCAGGCTTTACCTGGTAGACGGTGCTCAGTACAAGGATATGATTGCCGGCCGCATGAAAAAGCCTAATGGTACCGGTTCATGGATGGTTTATAAAGGATGTGATCGTGATTATGCAGAGCAGATCTGTGCCGAAGAAAAAGTTATCGAGAAAAAGGGCGCTCGGGAAGTAGAGGTTTGGCGGCCAAAAAGCTCCCATATTGCTAATCATTACCTGGACGCTGAAGTATATGCAGCACTGGCAGCTGACCTCTTACACGTAAGATACCTAAATGTAAATCAGGCCGGCACACCACAACCACAACCTAAACCAGTAGAGCAGAATGATTTCCTGAAAACAGGAGATTCATGGCTGCCAAATAAAGGCGGGTGGATAAGATGACCACACAAGAACAGCTCGACCAGGTTAATGCAGCAATAAGCGCTATCCTGCAAGGAGCTCAGGAGTATACCATAGGCTCCAGGCGTATTCGCAGAGCCGATTTGCAGGTGCTGTTTGAGGAAAGAAGACGGCTGGAAGCGGCCCTGGCCCACGAAAAAGGGTTCTCTACAACCGTAGCTGTGTTTGATCGGAGGTGATGCCCTTGAATTTGATGGACAAAGTTATAGAAGCAGTAAGTCCAGCTTGGGCCTACCGTCGTTATGCCTGGCGTCAAGCTCTGAGGAATTTTTATGACTCTGGTAATATTGACCGCTTGAACAGTGGATGGACACCGGTGAATGCTTCAGCTGAGCAGACAGATAGTCCGCAAAGGGATATCATCCGGGCACGGGCTCGTGATCTGGAACGCAACAGTGACATTGCAGAAGCTATTATTGGTCCTTTAGAACGAAATGTGGTTGGTACCGGAATCAAGCTTCAGGCTAAAGTCAAAAAACCCGATGGTAACGAGGATGAAGAATTAAACGAACAAATAGAAGACCTCTGGAATGAATGGTGCCGGCCTATAAATTGTGATGTAACGGGACACCAGTCTTTCCAGGAAATGCAGGCCATGGCCATGCGGCGCTTGTGTGTGGATGGGGGCATTATCTATGTGAAGGTTTATACCGACTCCGATCCGGTTCCGTTTAAGCTGCAGGCCCGGGAAGTTGATGAACTAGATACTTCTATTTATTACCGTGGTTCAGCTGACCAAAAGCGTATCTACGGCGGAATTGAATTGGATAAGTACAACAAACCGGTAGCGTACTATTTCAAGAAGTTTACCCCCGATGGATTCTGGGCTGGTGAGTCAGAAAGGATAGAAGCTGAGCGGGTAATTTTCTTATGGCGTAAACAGCGTCCATCACAACTGCGGGAATTATCATCTCTGGCTAAAACCTTGCCCAGGGTAAGAGATATTAACGAATTTGTTGAGGCGGTATCGGTTAAAGAAAGGATTCTGGCCTGCTTGGCCGTGTTTATTAAAAAGCAATCGCCTGGCGGCATTGGCCGGGGATTAGGGAGCGTTGACTATCAAAGCGGATACCAGCAGCGAACTATATCCCCGGGAATGATTCAGGAATTACTGCCCGGCGAAGATATTGCCGCGGTTACTCCATCGGGTCAGGCCAGCAGCGCGAAGGAGTTTATTACCACCCAGCAGCGCCTGGCTGGATCCGGCCAGGGATTGTCTTATGAGGCTGTGTCCCGGGATATGTCCCAGGTGAACTATTCCAGCGCCAGGCAGGGATTACTTGAAGACCAGCGGACATACAGCATATGGCAGCAGTTCCTTATAGAACACTTCTGCAAGGAGGTTTATATCGAGTTTATTAAAGCAGCTGTGCTTTCAGGGGCATTAATCCTGCCGGGGTTTTGGAAAGACAAGAACCGGTATCTGAAGCATGTGTGGATTCCTCCAGGATGGAGTTGGATAGATCCGCAAAAAGAGGTTAATGCCAATGCTAGAGCTCTGGAGACGGGGCAGGATACCTTAGCCAGGATATGCGCCGAACGTGGTGAGGACTGGCGGGATGTTCTCAAGCAAAGGGCCCGCGAAATTACGTTGATGCAAGAACTGGGCCTTAATAAACCAGGAGGTGATAGTGTTGTCGCAACGCAATAAGCCCCAGGCAGGGGAAGTGTTTCAGAGAGTATTCCCGGCTCAGATAAGGGCCGTTGAAGAAAGCTCCCGGACAGTGGAGCTATCTTTTTCTTCTGAGGCACCGGTGGAACGCTGGTGGGGAGCAGAGATTCTATCCCACGATGAAGGGGCAGTAGACCTAGCTAGGTTATTGGAGGTAGGAACTGTCCTTTTTAATCATGGGCGAGACGTAAAGATGGGGAAAATGCCTATCGCCAGAATTGAAGAAGCCTGGCTGGATACAGAGGAAAAGAAGTGCCGGGCCAGGGTAACTTTTGATGATGATCCGGACAGCGACCGGGTATTTCAAAAGGTACAAAAAGGGATGTTGAAAGGGGTCTCTGTAGGGTATTCTGTGTCAAGCTGGGAAGAAGTGGCCCCGGGTAAACAATCATCTAATGGCAGGTTTACCGGTCCGGCAGATATCGCGCTCCGCTGGGAGCCTTTAGAAATCAGCCTGGAACCGACGCCTGCGGACCCTACGGTTGGTGTAGGCAGAAGTATTGATGAGGCAGCTCCGGCCGACGGCCGTGCTGAAATAAATGCTAAGAGGGAGGAACAAGCTGTGGGCGAAGAACAGAGACAAAATCAAGAAATTAATACTCCGGCCGTCGATGAAGCGGCTATTCGCGAAGAGGCACTTAAGGCTGAACGCCAACGCGTCAGCAATATCACGGCTCTTTGCCGGGATTTTGAGGTGGATCCTCAGCCCTACATTGATGGCGGGCAGAGTGAAGACCAGGTGCGCGCTGCGATTCTGGAACAGGTGAAGGAAAGAATGAAACCTTCTGCTGCCGGCATGCCTGATGTCAGGGTGCAAAGGGATGAGGCCGACAAATTTAGGGAAGCAGCTTCTGACTCGATCCTGCTCAGAGCCGGCAAAACCATCGATAAGCCTGCTGATGGGGCCCGTGATCTGCGGGGAATGAGACTGCGCGACCTGGCGGTTGAATGTCTTATTCAGGCAGGGCGGCCTAATGCTCATCGTCTGGATGATGATACCTTATTCCGAGAGGCTTTGACTCCGGATAGTCAGTTTGCCGCTATATTAAATGGTGCGGTAAATAAGAGCATGGCCACTGCCTATCGGACTGCTCAGACAACTTACCAGAGATGGACCAGTCGGGGCAGCAATCCTGACTTCAAAGCGGCTACTCATTACCAGATTTCTGAAGCCGGTGACCTGCTGCCGATGACTCAGAATGGGGAATTCAAGTTTGACCAGATGCAAGACCAGGGAGTTAACAAGGCTATTGCCACCTTTGGCCGGTCTTTTGGTTTGACTCGTCAGGCGCTGATAAATGATGATATAGGAATCTTAGTCCGAATCCCTGAAGCATATGTAAGGGCTGCCGGCCGGGGAATTAACCGTCTGGTATACCGGATGCTGGGAACCAACCCGGTAATATACGATGGCGCTCAGTTGTTTACTGCTGGTGCACCGCATAACAACATGGCGGCACAAAATGCTGCTATAGGTGTACAATCCGTGGGTGCAGGCCGGACCGCTATGAGACGGCAACGCAACATGCGGGGCAACGAAATTCTTAATATTGGGCCGAGATTCTTAATTGTTCCAGCTACACAGGAAACAGTTGCCCAGCAGTTCTTGTCGGCCACTTTGATTCCTACGCAGCAGAATGTTGTCAACCCGTTCATTGGCACTCTCGAACCTGTTGCCGATGCTGAGCTGGACCAGTACAGTACTACTGGTTGGTACCTGGCTGCATCGCCGGCTGATATTGACACCATCGAGGTTACGTATCTCAATGGTGATGATATGCCTAAATTGGAAAGCCAGGTCGGGTTCGATTTCCTGGGCATCAAGTGGCGTATCTATATTGATTACGGAGTAACCATACTTGACTTCCGTGGGTTGTACATGAATCCGGGACAATAATCCGATGAGAGCCTAACCATTTAAGGTTGGGCTCTTTTATCCAAACTTTATTTTTTAAGGAGGAATCAAGATGTCCTATATTCAGAGAGGGGAAACGATCGATTACACCAATCCAGGTCCGGTACCTATTGCTTATGGTGACGTTGTGGACTTGACTAACCGGATTGGTGTTGCAGGCGAGGATATTTCTGTTGGTACCACTGGATCAGTTCATGTTGTGGGTGTATTTGAATTACCGGCTGTCAATAATGCTGCCTTTGCAGTAGGGGAACAACTATATTGGGATCCTGTGGCCGGTGTCCTTACTAATGTCGCTCAAAATAATGTCCCTGCCGGTTGGGCCACTGAACCAAAACAACTTGCTGATACCACCGCCCGGGTAAAAATCGATTAGGAGGGCGCCTATGATCAAATTAAAAAAGCCTTTAAATTATAGAGGCGGCATATTGGAAGCCGGGACAATAGTATCGCTAGGTGATTTGGAAGAGAAACTGGTAGCTAACGGAGTTGCGGAAAAATATACACCGGTTAGTGAGCAGCCAGAACCGGTTATCGAACAGACATTAAACGTGTCAGAACCGCCCGCTCCGAATCTTAACCCGTCATTAGAGGAGATATTGCAGGCTAAGACAAAAGCAGAATTACTGGAATATGTTGAGCAAGCCGGCATTGAAGGAATATCTGACCAAAATAAGAAGCAGGAGATTATTGCAGCCTTAATCGATGCATTTAAAAACGGCTTGGTGCTTGACCTGGATGCAAAGGATGCCGATTAGCATGAAGGATGTAATTTTACAGGACCTAAATACATTTATCAATATTGAGGAGTTTGCCGATCTGCACCAAGTTAATGGGATAATAATGCCGGTTGTAATTGATGCTGACATTTTAAAGCAGCGTTTCAGTTACAGGGATGTTCCCACAGATGGGGTTTATACAGGAAAACTGGTTATTTTCCTAAAAACTGCCAGCTTGGGAAAACCTCCGGCCATCGGCTCTGTATTGAGATTGGACAATAATATGTATCTGGTTAACGATGTTTCGGAAGCAAACGGTATTCTGGAATTGACGCTGGAGGCCAATGAGACATGAGCATAGAGGTTAAGGTAGAACAACTACAGAAAGCGGATATCTGGCTGGCCAATGTTAAGGATGGAGTTCCTAAAGCATTGGCCAGTGCGCTTAATCGTACTGCTCAGAATATTTCAGCTGAAGCAGTTCGGAAAACAAGAGAAACCTATGACATTAAGGCAACTGATGTCAGGAGGACTATAAGAATTACTAAAGCTACCAAGGGCAACTTAACGGCTCGTGTTAAATCATTGGGCAGTGCTATACCACTGATTCAATTTAAGGTGCGTCCATCTAAACCTCTCAAAAGGCCTCCTGTAGTACTGACTGCATCTGTTAAACGCAGTGGCGGCAAGCCAATACCGGGAGCATTTGTGTCTACTATGAAATCCGGTCATACAGGAGTTTTTGAACGGGTCGGTAAAGAACGTTTACCTATCAGGGAATTATTTGGCCCGCCAACTCCTGTTATGTTGGATGAACCTGGGGTGAGACAACACATTGAAGAGCAAGCAGTTATTCGCTTAGAAAAGCGGTTGGATCATGAGATTCTGCGATTGCTGGGAGGTGATTAGGCTGACTCCGTTGCTGCTGCTGGAAGAGTTAAAACTGTTCCTGGAATGTGTAGTTGCTGACTATAAGTTAGAGACAAACAGAGGCCAGGCAAAAGCTCCACAGGTGGTCGAGGGTTGGCTGCCTCCCAAGGAATCCACTGATGTGCCAGATGTCCCTTATGTAATGCCGCGCCTGATTGAAGGTGAAGATAACGCGGATGAATCCCAGGTGAATATCAAAATACTGGTTGGGACTTATTCTGAAGATATTGATGGATGGAAAGATGCAGTTAACGTTATTCTGCGCATCAGACAGTGTTTATTGATCAACCGGACCCTGGGGAAAAAGTTCAGAATGGAGCTGCCGTTGAAGTGGAAACTGTTCGAGGAGCAGCCGTACCCGATATGGATAGGCGAAATTATTACTATTTGGACCGTAGCTCTGCCGATCGAACAGGTGGAGGAGGATGTATATGAGTACCAAGAATAAGGATAAAGAAAAGAAGATACCTGATAATTATGAACCGATGGAGGACAAGAAGCCTCCCGAAGACCCTGAACCAATCAAACAAATACCGCCCAAGAAAAAAGCCGGTGCCTCCAAGCAGCGACTTATTTATTGCGGGCCGAATGTAACCGGCGGGGGCCTGCAGCAGTTTATGGTGTTTAAGGGCGGATGCCCGGAGCACTTAAAGAAGCACCTGCAAGCCTGCCCGGCCATACAGAAGCTCTGTGTACCTATCTCAGATTTTACTAAAACCAGGAAGGATATTATTACTCCTGGGACGGCTGCTAATCAGTATTATCAGGAGGTTCTGCGGTATTCTGCAGAATTGAAGGAGGGAAAGTAATTGGCCTACAAACATGGTGTTTATACTACTGAACAGCCCAGTTCAGTAATTCCTCCGGCTAATGTGTCGGCCGGACTGCCTGTGGTGTTCGGCACGGCCCCGGTTAACCGAGCTGCTGACGGAGAGGGGAATGTTAATGTTCCGGTCCTGTGTTATACCTACCAGGAGGCTGTAGCGGCGCTGGGGTATTCGGATGATTGGGAAAGTTATACACTCTGTGAATTCATGAAATCCCATTTCAGCCTTTATAATATGGGACCTGTAGTTTTAGTAAACGTGCTTGACCCAGCTACACATAAAACAGACGTGCCGGCGGCTGACGCCAACATTGTTGATGGTGTCATAACGATTGCCGAAAAAGACGTTATACTGAGCACTCTTGTTGTAAAGTTGAATGCTGGGGCGCAGCAATCCCTGGTGAAGGATACCGACTATACAGCGGCCTTTGATGCTGAGGGACAAGTTGTAATAACTCCAACCCCTGACGGTGCGGCAAGTAGCGCAACTAAATTGAACATTGCCTACTCAAAGCTGAATCCTTCGGCAGTTACGGCAGCTGACATTGTCGGCGGGGTGGATGATACCACTGGAAAACCGGAAGGCCTGGAGCTGATCAATGAAATATTTCCCCGCTTCCGGTTGGTACCCGGTATGATTCTCGCCCCGGGCTGGTCACAGGATCCGGCAGTGGCGGCGGTAATGGTGGCCAAGGCTTCGAATATCAACCAGCATTTTAAGGCCATTGCTCTTACAGATGTTCCCATTACTGAAGATAAATATACAGATGTTCCCGAGTGGAAAACCAATAATAATTACGGGGATGAACTGCAGGTGGTCTGCTGGCCAAAGGTGAAGCTGGGGAGTGAAACCTATCACCTGTCCACGCAGCTGGCCGGGCTGATCTGTAAGACGGACAGCGAGAATGATGATATCCCGTATATGTCTCCAAGTAATAAGAGCCTGCAGATGGATGCGGCTGTTGCCGCTGATGGAGCAGAAGTATGGCTGGGGCCTGACCAGGCAGCATATCTGAATGGGGAAGGTATCATTACTGCCTTGAATTTCGTGGGCGGGTGGAAAGCCTGGGGGAACCGCACCGGATGTTATCCGGGAGTGACGGATCCCAAAGATGCCTTTTTACCGATTCGCCGGATGATAAACTGGATCAGCAACACACTGGTCCTGACTTTCTGGCAGAAGGTTGATTATCCCATAAATCGCCGCCTGATAGATA